TCAAAGGTCCTCGTTACTATCATATTCAACTATGGGGATATGGAGCCGAACACGCATACGCAAGTATTTCAAAAGAAGCATACGATTTTTGGAAACCTGTTGTAGATGAGCATGGAGATAATGATCTATGCAACTATTTGCTAAACGCAGAAGAAGGTACATTTGATTTTGAAGATATTGATAGTGTTCCACCTGAAGCAAACTTTCTAAGCGATGATGAAGAAGGCGTAGGTGCTTGTAGTCAATGGTACGAAATGCCAAACGAATTTGAACACATTCATGCGGTTACAATTGATAATGCTCAAATAGAAGTAAACGAAGTAGACGGTTTAGAATATAGTAGTAAGCATATCGAAACAATAATTGAAAATACAAATGTTAATGAATGGGCAAACAAGATTAGTGAAGAAACAGATTACGAAACCGAAATTCTTGACAGTGTTGAGGATACCTATCCAGACAAAGGCACATACGTTGTACAAATGCTTTCGTTAGAAAAGGGTACATTCTTTGATGGTATTGTAGAAACAGTTGGAGCATTTGATCCTAAAAAACTAAAAATACAGTACAGTGAAACAACAAACGGGGAAGACGTTGTGCGTAGTATTACATATGACGGCGTTGAAGTAGATAATAATGGCGGTGATACAAACGGAAAAGGTTTTAGTGCCGCAGTTTGGAAACAGGAGTTTTAATATGGAATTTAAAGATGTACCATGGAAAGATGTATTAATTGATACAAGAGATTATACTGTGTTTCGTGACGGCTTTCCAGTTACAGAAGGACATATCCTTTTTGTACCTAAAGAAGAAACTTGGGAAAAATTAGAAAAATGTTATAAGGCCGCATATGCTTGGGGTTACGATTGGGTCCAGAAAGGTTACTGTGATTCATATAACATTGGACAGAATGTAGGCAAAGAAGCAGGACAAACTGTTATGTGGCCACACGTACATTTAATTCCAAGACGCAAAGGTGATATGGCAGATCCTAAAGGTGGTGTTAGAGGTGTTATTCCTGAAAAACAAAAATATACGATAAGAAATCCAAGACAATCAAGTTTATTTCAAGGAGATTGTGTATAATGAGAACTGCCGTTATAGGTTGTAGTCATAGTGCAGGGTATAGTTACTCTCAAACCAAAGGTACACGTGATCGTTGGAATGATAACAACTGGGCAGAAATCTATATAAATGAGCAAGACAAAGACGGTGTTATATTTGCTTGTCCTGGTAGAGGCTGGTATGATTACAGTGAACGCCTTGCTTTTTTATTTAAAAAATATGACGACATTGATGAAGTTATTATACAACAAACATATTGGGACAGATATAGAGTTGGATTTAGTAATCCCTGTCATTACGAAAATATCACACCGCTTGATACACATATGAATTTAGAAGAAACAAAAGGACGGATCGATTGTTATAATATCGGTCAATGGAACAATAACGCTAAATGCTTTGATGGAGGCAGAATAACTGTTGCTGGAGACTATGTAATCAGTCCTACAATCGCTTTGCAGTTTGATCCTTTTGATATTCAAGATCCTAATTTACAAACAGATGGGTACCAACGTATTAAGGCTTGGTATGAACTAATGACTGTTGTTGCACAAAGAAGTTTTTTCAAAGAAGTTTACCTTTGGAATTTAATCTGTAAAGAAAATAATGCAGAACTAAAAATCTTTGCCATTAACGAGAACACCTGGCTCCCGAAAGATCTAAATATGCTTGGAGACTGTTCTTATGGTAAAGTTGCTAACCAAAACGTAATACAGTTTTTGGAAAGTAAGAACCCTATAGATTCTTTTACAATAGATGACGAACACTTCAATAAAGAAGCACACACTCTTATTGCAAAGGAATTTGTAACACAAATTGGAAAGGAAAATTAAAATGACAGAATATAATAGAGAAAACATGATTCAAGCAATCAAAGATCATGCAAAAGGACATATTGCAAAACACGCAATGAATGTTGAAGTGTATTTGAAAAACTCAGCAGGAGTGGGCGAGCATCCAGACATTTTGGAAGCCGTCGAAAAAGAGTTGAAAATCATTGCAGAATATCACGATCAATTAGAAGTACTCGAAAAGTACTTTTGATGTATAATATACTTGACAAAAACCTAAATAAAGTATATAATGTAAAACAAAATAGACATCCACGTCTATAACTCGGAGAATGAAATTGAAAAAATACGAAGAAGTAACACGCAGAATAAAAGATGCTAACAAGCGTTATTGGGCAGGTGATAATATCTCAGAATTTATCTATGCCGGCGACAAAGAAAAATTAATTGATGAAGCAACAGAAGCATTTGAATCAGTGCTTGATCGATTGATTATTGATCGTGATAATGATCCAAATTCACAAGATACTGCAAGACGTCTTGCAAAAATGTATTATAATGAATTAATGAGTGGTAGGTATAATCCTATGCCTAATGCAACTGCATTTCCTAATCATATTGAAGATGGTTATAAAGGTATGCTTGTTGTACGTAGTGAACTTAGAAGTGTTTGTTCACATCATCATCAGCCTGTTACTGGTGTTGCATATATTGGTATTATTGCCGCAGAAACATTAATCGGCCTTAGCAAATACACACGTATAGCACAATGGTGTGCAAGACGAGGTACATTGCAAGAAGAACTTAATAACGATATTGCACATGAAATTATGAAAGCAACAGGAAGTCCTAATGTAGGTGTTTACATTCAAGCAACACATGGTTGTTGTGAGAATCGAGGCATTATGGCAAAGAGCAGTCTTACACAGACAACTGTGCTAAAAGGTGCATTTGCTGAAGATCCGGGAACTAAGAAAGAGTTTATGGACAATATTAAATTACAGCAGGAGTTTGCACATGATTAAGGAAGGCCCTATGAAACAACATATTGAAAGATCTAAGGAAGGTGTAATCAAAGCAGAATACACTACCTATACTGTAAAGGACGGAGTTCTTGTAAAAGACACTTCGGTTCGTCAGTATCAAAAGAATGGTGATTACAATGATTCTTATATTAACGAACCACTTGTACAGGTGAGCAAATGAAACTAAGATACTCTGAAGCATTTTATTCTGTACAAGGTGAAGGACGTTTTGTCGGTGTTCCTTCAGTCTTTTTAAGAACATTTGGCTGTAATTTTCGTTGTATGAATTTTGGGTTAGCCAGAGGCGAACCTATGCGTGATAACAAACTTGCAAATGGTATTAAACACAACAGTGAAGTAAAAGCATTACTCGATGACGATATAACTAACAAAGTTGACAAGTTTGAAGACTTACCAATTGTACACACAGGGTGTGATACTTATGCAAGTATCTATCCAGAATTTAAAAAATTTATGAAAGACCACACTGTTGATGAAGTGGTTGATTATGTTTTAAGTCTTACTCCACAAGGTAAGTGGACAATGGATAATGGACAGGATGTTCATTTTATTTTAACAGGTGGCGAACCTTTGTTAGGGTGGCAAAGATTTTACACTGAATTATTCGAACACCCAAGAATGGAGGATTTGAAAAATGTTACATTTGAAACAAATACAACACAACCTCTTAGACCAGATTTCGTCGAGTATCTTAAGAATCAAAACAGATTCCGAATCACTTGGTCGTGCAGTCCTAAACTTTCCGTTAGCGGAGAGCCTTGGGATACTGCTATCAAGCCTGACATTGCTCGTAGTTACTTTGATGTACCTAATAGTGATATGTATTTCAAGTTTGTTGTGGCTGATGAATATGATGTGGACGAAGTGGCTAAAGCGGTTGATGAATATCGCAAAGAAGGCATTGATGTCCCTGTATATGTTATGCCCTTGGGTGGGAGATCGGAAGAATACAAACTCAATACAAGAGGAGTCGCAGAATTGGCAATGGAGCGAGGCTGGCGCTATACCCCCAGACTACACGTCGACATCTTCGGAAACGCTTGGGGAACTTAATGAGACGCTGGACGTCAAAGCAAGAAAGGCTGGATTATGATGGATAAACTAAAAAATATGTTTAAAAAGAAACAAACTGAAACAAAAGAACTTTCTCACAAAGATTTAATGATGAAAGAAAAAGAAGAGGCAACTAAGGCCAAGAAGCCTTGGGTAGGAGTACTTGATACACAAATAAACAAAGACAACATTCGAAACGGCTTTTTTGAACTTGATTGGAATAACGAGTTTATCGAGCAACTAATAGATGCTGGATACCAAGGCGAATCAAATGAAGAAATAGTTGATATGTGGTTTAAAGATCTTGCAAGAAATGTTTTATCCGAAGAAGGTCACAATCCGGATAGAGGAGCAGGATATATTAATACGAAAAACTTAGGTGACGGTAAATCGGAGGTCAAATAGTGTCGTTAATTAGAATTAAAAGTTATCACCCGCAAACAGAGTTTTCACCAAGTTGGAATATTCCTCTTTGGTTAACCAATTGGACTGATCTCCAACATGTTGATAATATTCATACATGGATTGAAAACAACGAAAAAACTATTCTTGACTACGATTATACAAACACAGGTGGTACCGGTTTAGATCAAAATCACATTACTACAAGATTTGGTCGTTATAATTTACTGGAACAAGATAATCCTTCTTTTAAAGAGTTGCTTACTTTTTTAAGATATTCATATCTTGAATATGTACAAAAGCAACAATTAGAACTTAAAGATTTACAAATTGTTTGTTGGGCAAACATTTTACGAAAAGATGAGGGAATGGATTCACATGCCCACGGTGCACAACCAGATTCATATCTAAGTGGTAATATGCATTTTGGTGATTATCATACAAACACTGTGTATCATTCGCAGTTTGATCCAGAATCAAAAATTGCACTGCCAAACAAAAAAGGAGGTTGTGTAATATTTCCAAGTTGTACTCCGCACTATGTAGAACCACACACGAGAGACGATCTACGTATTAGTGTTGCTTTTGATTTACGATTAACAAACAGTTTTGATCACAAAGAAATGAATGCTATTCCTTTTATGAATCAAGAAGTCTTAAAAGAAATACAAGAAAAATCAAAACAACAGGTTGACAACACTCCTGAAAAATAGTATAATAAACTATAGACACAGTGAAAAATATTTTAAGGACAAAAAATGACTTATATTCTTGTAGATACTGCTAACACATTCTTTCGTGCAAGACATGTTGTGAGAGGCAATCTTACAGACAAAGTTGGTATGGCTTTTCATATTACATTAAATGGAATTAGAAAAGCATGGCAAGATTTTGATGGTAGTCATGTTATCTTTTGTCTTGAAGGACGCAGTTGGCGTAAAGACTATTACGAACCTTACAAGCGAAATAGAAGTGATGCTCGTGCGGCTCTTACTGCAAGTCAGCAAGAGGAAGAAGAAGTATTCTGGGAAATGTTTGATGAGTTTAAAGACTTTGTAACTACAAAAACTAATTGTACTGTGATGCAACATCCGCAACTTGAAGCAGATGATTTGATTGCAGGTTGGGTACAATCGCACCCTGATGATAATCATGTTATTATTAGTACAGATGGTGACTTTGCACAACTTATTGCGCCTAACGTAAAACAATACAATGGTGTACAAAATGTAACTATTACACACGAAGGTTATTTTGACGACAAGGGCAAGCCGGTGATCGATAAGAAAACCAAAGAACCGAAGCCTGCACCCAATCCTGAATGGTTGTTGTTTGAAAAATGTATGCGTGGTGATACAAGTGACAATGTATTCTCTGCATATCCGGGTGTAAGAGTAAAAGGTACTAAGAACAAAGTAGGCTTACAAGAAGCATTTGAAGATAAACAATCTAAGGGTTACAACTGGAATAACCTTATGCTACAACGTTGGTTAGATCACGAAGGTGTAGAACATCGTGTGCTTGAAGACTATCAACGTAACGTAACACTTTGTGACTTATCTGCACAACCTGATGAGATTAAACAAATTTTAGCACAGGTAATAGCAGACAACAGCAAGCCAAAAGAAGTATCACAAGTCGGTGTCAAACTTATGAAATTTTGTGCTAAACACGAACTTAATAGAATATCGGAACAAGTACAAAGTTATAGTGAACCATTGAATGCAAGGTATATTTAATGGAAAAAATAGATGAAAATTTTTTAGATGCTTATGAGTTAATCGGTTGTCCAGAGCCAAAAGTAAAAGAATTTGTACAATCTCTACCAGTTAACTTAGGACGTCCGGTTCCAATAGATGATTATTTACGTGAATATGTAGTAACAAAAATTGGTAAATTATTAGATAAAGTACCTGTCCAAAATCTATCTATAGATGATATTTTGAAGTTAAATAATTTAGATAATATGCCTGAAGATATGTATACTTTACAAAACATAAAGAGAATAAGTGGCAAAGAAGGGTATAAAGAAGTTTATATAGAAGAGATGGAAAAACGTGATAAACGTGATTACAGGGATCGAGAATTTCCTTTAGAACCAATACTTGAAGCAGTTGAATTAGGAACTTGTCGCCCACCATTGATTTTAGAATTAGACAATGAAAAATACGTCATTGACGGCAGGACAAGAATATATGCGGCGCTGGCGGCTAATAAAAGTTTAAATGCCACTGTTGCAACACCAGAAACCTTTGGAGGATTATATGACAAGAATTAAAGCCAACCCTATCGTAGCAGGAAAGTTTTGGATTGTTGAGGAAGACGGCGAACGTATAGGAACTTTATCAAAGCAAGAAGATAAATCTTATATGTATTGCTGTAATACTCAAACAAAACTTTACGAAACTGAGAAACTATTAGTCAAAGATATTGACATCGAATGGGGCATTAAAGATGCTGAAACTGTTACTACACCTGAAAAAGAAGTACACGGTTTTACAACTTCTTGTGTTCCGTATAATGCAATGTACGATGTAAAACGTAAATTACCTTTATTTACAAAAAGTAAAAAAAGCAAAAGTTTGTACTGTGCGGGTTACTATATTATCAAATTTGATAAGGGCTGGGTAAGAAGTTTTTGTCCTAAACTTGTTACTGTTGAAAACTATGTTTCTAAAGGTCCATTTAAAGACGAACTGACAATGCGTCAAGAACTATCTAAAGCAAATGCAGATGACAAAAGATCCAATTAATACATCACCAATTGAGACTTTTATCCAGCAAGTAAAAACTGCTGAGTCCTCTAATGCAAAAGAAGTTAAACTTACTATGCAACAAGCGAAAAATCTTGCATTAACTTTAGGGCAAATAAGTGCAAGACTTTATGGCGATTTAGAAAAGTACGTTAAGGAAAATGCTGTCAGAGCAGAACAGGAAGTAGTCAACGTCGAAATGGACGGTGGCGGTTTCAAAGAATAATGCAAATGTAGATGCCGCAGGTCGCGGATCATTACAGCATTTAATATCACAATTACTGAGAAATAAAGATAAATATATACGTAGTTTATTATGAGGACACGTATATATGAGCAGACCTAAACCTAAAATACTGTTAGAGTATATTGACAAAAAGACTTATAAGTCAGATCAAATTCTGGCGGCTGAGGCTATCTGGGCAGTATTTTATCAAGGAAAGCCTTTTAACTTAAAAACTCAAAATTCTCTATCAAGTTTTCCTGGACCTAAATATAAGAAAGTTTCATTTTCTAATCCAGGACATGCACACAATCTTGCTAAAAAATTAAACACATTATTCAACACAGAAGAGTTTGTAGTTGTTAAATTAGACAAGGGCGAAATAGTAAAAGAGGGATAAAGCAATGTACGAGTATAAGTGTAAAATTTTACGTGTTGTAGATGGCGACACAGTAGATGTTGATATAGATTTAGGTTTTGGAGTATGGCTTAGAAAAGAAAGAGTTAGAATGATGGGGATCGACACCCCAGAATCAAGAACAAGAGACAAAGTAGAAAAACTTTTTGGATTGACTGCTAAAAAGTATGTCAAAGATAATATGCCTATAGGAAGTATGCAGGTATTAAAAACAGAGATTGATAGAAGTGGTGAAGATAAAAAAGGAAAGTT